TGTTACCTTTACCACGGCGAGTATCACGAGCGATCATGTTCGCATCACGTTCGATAGCAAACATAAGACCTTTGAACTTCTCAACAGACCAGCGACCATTGGAGTCAGTATTAAGATCAAAAACACCAGGCGTTGATACGTTTGTAGCAGCACCCATCACGGCATTTCGATAGATAGTACGGACCACTTCACGGTTGATTTCAGCAAGAATTTCAGAACTTAGGATATTCGCAAGTTCTGTTTCTGCGTCTAGACCATGAATGGCTTTCAAGTCCTGAGCAAGTTCCATCGTGTATTCAGCTTTGAGGGCACGTGACTTTGCAGTTACGGTTGCTTTCTCAATACTGAACGCCATCTCAGCAAATGCATTTAGAGCAGAATCACCAAGTTTTTCAGCATCAGCTGTAGACATGGCAGTACCTGTCTGGAAATTAACATTACTCAGATTATGAAGTACGTTAGAGCCGACGTTTGTACCAGTACCAGAGAATTTTGTCTGGGCCTCGTTGAACAGAGCTTCGGTTCCACTTTGGTTAGTATAACGAGCCTTCATCGCAAAGATAAGTCCAGTAGGACCGGTCATTGGCTGTACGCCGCAGATATCATAAGCAATAAGAGAAGGCATCGCACGGCGAACCAGCGAAATTAGGATTGGATCCCAATTGGCAATAGATGCGCCTGTAGAGTTTGTAGGTGCAGCTTCAGAAAGGAAAGCAGAATCTTCCTTCATTGCACGTTCTTGGTTTTCCAGGATTACTGTGGTGACTGCCCGACGATAGCTATCTTTAATCTCGGGGAGGTCTGGATGCGCCAACACTGGCGACCACTTTTCCTGTAGGTGTTCCGTTTGAAACATTTTTATTTTCTCCCTATTTTTGTTGTGTAAACTTATTTAGCCTTGCTGTTCGCGGATATGATTCCGAGAAATAGCAGACATATAAGCAGCCATCGTTTGGGGAACGTCACCTTCTTCTAGACTAGGTGTGCCACCCTCATTTACAGGTGCTGCTGTGTCATCATTGTTACTTGCTTGAGCTTTTGGAAAATATGACTCTTTGATCGTTTCGACTTTCTCACGAAAATCAGCCTCGTTCTCATAGTTAATATTTTCGGCAAGACCTGCAAACTTTTCTACTTCCGTATCTGCAAGATCAGAAGCCACATCTAAAAGAATTTCATGTCTTTTAAGTACATCATTATCTTTAGATAGTTCAATATTAGTCTCTAATGCTTCGTTCAATTTACTCTCCAGCTCGTCAACCTTCTCGGCTGCGGCATCAAGCATATCAAACTGTTCATCAGGAACAGAAATATTGTGATCTTCAAATAATGTTTTAAGACCTGTGATGAATCCTTCTGCAATTTCCGCTTTCATTCTATGAGCAACGGGAACTTCATTTTTCCTCATCCATTCTTCTACAACATAGTTGAGATAGTCATCGACTTTCTCCGCCATATCATTCTTTGCTTCTTCAATTTCAGAATTGAACTTTGCTGTGAATTTCTCGTCAAGATGTTCTAACTCTGAACGAAGCTTCGCACGAACAGCTGCTTCAAAAATTGTAGCAGCCTTCTTCTTAAACTCCTCTGAAAGTTCACCACCTTCAGTCAGGGCATTAACATCATCAGAGAGATCCATAGCAGAAACTCGCTCTTCTATTGTCTCATCTTCCACGTAATCTGATTCTTCCTCAGGCACTTCGGTAATAGTATCTAAAGTCTCATCTTCAACTTCTTCATTAGACTTCATTGGACCATTTCCGTCACCTTGAGCTTCGGGGGAAGCTGCGGAGGGAAGACCTTTACCATCACGGCCAGGCTTCTTAGCCTGTTTGGCTTTCTTCTCTGCGGCAACACCAGGATCAGTTTTGGCGTCAGGAGAAACAACAGCAGGACCCATGTCTTGTACTTCGCCAGGCAGCTTTTCAGGCGGCATAGCGGCACCAGCACCTTTCTTTGGGGCATCTGCGGCCACTTCGTCTAGCTGCGCATCGTCTGTAAATACATCTTCGGCGATGGCCTCTAGTTCTGCGTTGATATCTGTCATCGTTGGATAACTCCCTTGTTATTTATAAAAGTATATAAGTTATTTATAATATTTAAATTTTAGACAAAAAATCTGAAAAGATTTCAGCATTCTTTACTTCTCTTGCCTGCGCAAATTCATATTTTCTATCTAATTGCTTCTTATATTCTTCTATATCCATCTCTTTAATTATGCCGTTATCCCATACCCACTCCTTGCCTTCCATAATACCTTCTACGAAAGCATTGGGGGCTGATGGATCTGCAACAATATCGGCCGCAGTCGCCAAATAAAAATCATCTTTGACTACCTGCATCCTACCTCTTGGTTCTAGTGAACCCATACCTCGGGACGAAACTCCTAACTTAGCACCTTCGTCTATGAGATTCTTTACAATTTTACCGTAAGGTGTATCCATTACCTTAGCCTCACCGATGAAATTCTGTCCATCTTGTTTGAGACTAGTAATCATATGTGATACTCGTTCTAAATTTACGGTAGGGCCATCTGGATGTCCCAGTTCGCCAAATGCACGTTTTTCTTTGACGTATTCTTTGTTGTATCTCTTTACTTCCTTTGCAAGAACTCGCTCAGGATACATACGTCCATTCCGATTCTTTATCTCGGACTGCATGAATACGCCTTTGATACGATAGTTCTTTTTACCTTCTTGATCGGCTTCAACTATGTAATCAATGTGGTCAACGTGTTCGGATATAAGTTTCA